TGTTCTTTCCTTTTTTACCAAACATGGGATTTTTTGAACCAGATACGTCTGCATGATTTCTTTTCATTTTTTCTTTTGTTTCATCAGTGTGGTTTTTATTGTAAAATGAATTTTTTTCACCCTTGCGGTTTTGTTTAAATTCAAGAGATCTTTTTTTACCAATATTTTTTGTTACTCTTTTAGCTATATGTTCAGGTGATTGTTTAACACCCTCAACCCAACTTCCACCTGTTTCAGGAATACGATTAGCCCAAATTTTGTTACCATAATCATCTTGCGCTGCAATTATATTCCATAATTTACTATAATACCTTCCCCAATTATTTCTTTCTTGTTTATTTTCTGTGACTAATAAAATTTCAGTATTAACGTCATACCCGTATTTTTTTATATGTTGTAGCCAATCTAAACCTGATCCTTTATATTTTATTGGTTCTTTTTTAGTTTGACCTAGATATTTTAATCCTGTGATTTTATGTGTTTTAACATAAAGGTAATAAATAGTCATGCTGATGCTTCCTTTTCTTAATTCAAGCGTTAGAGTAGTCGGAGAGGTTAGAGACTCGTGGACTACATTTTTATTTATCTTAAAAAATTGTAAAATAATAATTTCACATGTATAAATATATCTGAGGGCACATGGGGTGTTCTCAAACTAGACACATACACACAGAAAGGAGAGTAGCATGTCTAATTTTGATCTACCAAAAACTGAAGTAAAGTTTAATCGTAATGGTTACGAAATCCGTACAGAAATCCTTAAAATGGCCAAAGACCTAGTCGCAGAAGAATATCATAGCAAGTTTCACGGTTGGGAACTGAGTGTAAACCGTGATGAAAAGGGTGTAGTGACTACTACTGTTGGCATGCCTCCTTTTCCTGGTCTTGATCAAGTTCTAAAAACAGCAGAATCAATGTACAACTTCGTGAATCAATCAGCGTCAAACGTCAAGCCACGATAAGTTAGACTAACTTAGAATAGAAAAGCACAGTCTCCGACTGTGCTTTTTGTTTGGGTATTGTTGCTAAAAAACAACAATTCTTCATGCTGGTCGCTAATTTGACAATAAATTGACTTGATAGTATAATAGCATTATTGACAGTTAAGACAGTGAGTTCAAGATGATGAAAAAAGTTCTGTATTCCAGTCCGTTTATGACCAATGTCTTAATTCCCGAAGCGGCGCTATCAACATATAAACGTCGTGATCAGGCCCTTCTTGCTCTTAAAGAATTAGGTGGAATCCAGGCTCCTCTTACTAAAGAAGTCAATAAGCTTCGCAAAATCATGCTCAATGCTCGCCGTAAAATTGAGCGTGAAGGCTGGGGCTGGATTTCTCAATAGTTGACAATAAATCAGATTTATCCTATAATAGCAGTATTGTAAACATCATTAGGAAGCAGATATGACCAAGATAGAATTTAGTCGATTAAAGTCTCTTGTATATCCTACTGAATTGGTGATAGCAGCAAGTTGTCAGGCATTTGCGGAGAATTCTGAAAGATACGTCAAGCCAAGCGATGTAATCTCATGTGAGAGAGCGGGTGAGCGATTGGGAGTGACTGAATATAAGATGAATGATAATCAGAGTCAATGCTTTGTAAATGCTGAGCGTGTTCGATTTCTTCTTGAAAATCAAAGTCAAATTAACGAAGATTTTAAGCCTCAGGCTCAGATCATTATCAAGCATTTTCGTTCTAAGAATGTTGTTTCAATCTTAGCAGGTAAAATCATCACTGACTTTGATATGAGTATCAATTCAATCGTCACTAAAGAAACCGTCACGGGGCTGTTAGCGTATAATGGTACGGTAGCATTTCTGCCCCAAGCCTATGCTAATGATCAGGCTAGATCTAGCATTGAAAATCGTATTAGAGATGCTCGTGGTGGATATCTCGCCAAGCCAGGGCAAAAGATAGATTTCGTTAAAGTCGAGATTCTTCGCTGTATATGGAGTTCCAATTGGAATACTCATTATGTGACGGCTATTACTGATTCGGATCAAGTGATATTCTTTAGTTTTTCAGAGAAACTTGCTCAAGGATCTCAGGTTACGCTAAAAGGCCGTATCAAGGATCATATGGAAAACGGTCAGACTCGAATGAATTTCGTTCGTGTTCTGAGTTGACAATAAATCTGATTTCGTGTATAATGTCTTTATTGTAAACAGTTAAGGAACTACACAACATGGCTAAAACCGTTATTATCAATCAGGGTTTCTACAAGTCAACCAGAATCGAAAATCAGACTTTTGAACTTGCTCGCCCAATTGAGAGTATGCCTGCTGGACGTGTTCAGGTCAAGAATAACGGCAATCTTCCAACACAAGCAAAACAAGTTTACATTGACGTGCCAAACTCTGGCAGTTTTACTGTAAACGAGACTCCTCGTTTACCTTCTCTAGGATTTATTTCGAACATGCCTCAGACTCAATCAGTTCCAGTTATCGCCGAATCAGATGATGAGGCTATGAATCGTATCGCTGGCCAATTTTCTGTTCTTGATCAGATGAGTCTAGCAGCAATAAATGGTGATATTCGTGCCTTGATTGTTTCTGGCCCTCCAGGAGTGGGTAAAAGTTTTGGTGTGGAAACACAAATGGAAAAGGCTAGTTTGTTCGATAAGTTAGCCGGTAAACGGGTTCGTTTTGAAATCGTAAAGGGTGCTATGACTCCTATCGGTCTATATTGTCAGCTCTTCAAGTTTAGCGATTCAAAGAACGTTTTAGTTTTTGATGACTGTGATTCAGTATTTCAGGATGACTTGGCTCTTAATATTCTCAAAGCAGCACTTGACTCTGGTAAGCGGCGTCGTATTTTTTGGAATTCAGATAGTGCCATGCTTCGTCGTGAAGGAGTACCCGATCAATTTGAGTTTAAGGGTTCGGTAATCTTTATTACGAATCTTAAGTTTCAAAATCTCAAGAGCAAAAAGCTACAGGATCATTTAGAGGCACTTCAAAGTCGTTGTCATTTTATCGATCTAACAATTGACACCGAGCGTGATAAAATGCTTCGTATCTCTCAGGTTCATCGTGATGCTGACGGTGGGTTATTTCGTGATTATGACTTTGATAATGGAGAGGCTGAACAGATACTTGAGTTTATGAAAGCAAACATGACTAAACTTAGAGAACTAAGTTTAAGAATGGCTCTTAAGTTAGCAGACTTAGTAAAGATCAGTCCTGAAAACTGGCAAGCTCTTGCTCGTAGCACTTGTATGAATCGTTAAAAACATTATCACACAATATTCAGCCCGAGAACATCGGGCTTTTTGTTGCCCAAAACTCTTGACTTCGTTCATTAAATACTTTATAATGATCAACTATCATGGAGCACATTATTGAAAACCGCTACGATTATTGTAAAAGATGAGGTTAACGTAAAAATAGAGGGCCTAGACGTTAGTGATCGTCGAGCACTGGCTCGTCAGTTTGAATACGAGATTCCTGGGGCAAGATATCTGCCAAGTGTTCGCTTGGGCCGATGGAATGGCAAGGTCAGTTATTTTCAACTTGGTGGATCCACATATGTAAATCTGTTATCTGAGATTATACCTTTCTTAGAGCAGCAGGGCTACGACATCGATCTTGAAGATATTAGAGACTACTCAACGAGCTTTCAGTTTAATAGAATAGATCAACAGACGTTTAGCGAAAAATCATGGCCCACAGGACACCCACAAGCAGGTGAACCTATTGTTCTAAGAGACTATCAGATAGACATTATCAACAACTTTCTTGAAAACCCACAATGTGTTCAAGAGGTCGCTACTGGTGCTGGAAAAACAATCATGACTGCTGCTCTATCATATAGTTGTCAGCACGTTGGTAGAACAATTGTCGTAGTGCCCAATAAAAGCTTAGTGGGACAGACAGAAGCAGATTATCGTAACTTGGGACTTGATGTTGGGGTGTACTTTCAAGATAGAAAGGAGATTGGGCATCAGCATACTATTTGTACTTGGCAGAGTTTGAACAATATTCTCAAGGGCACCAAAGATCATACTGGCGTTGTACCCATTGGAGAGTTTATCGAGAATGTTGTTTGTATTATGATTGACGAGGCTCATAGTGCTAAAGCTGATGCTCTCAAGTCTTTACTAACCGGAGTCATGAGTCATGTACCCATACGATGGGGACTAACGGGAACTATACCCAAAGATGACTACGCTCGACAGGCTCTGTTTTGTGGTATTGGTCCTCTTGTAGGACAACTTAGTGCAAGCGAGCTTCAGGAACGTGGAGTTTTAGCACAATGTCATGTAAACATTGTTCAGTTTCAGGATGATCAGGACTTCAGAGATTATCAGGGTGAGTTAAGGTATCTGTTAGAGAATAAAGAACGATTAGATAAAATCAGTGATCTTATTCATGAGATTGTTAAGACAGGCAATACACTTATTTTGGTTGATCGTATTGCTGCGGGTGAGGAACTGGTTTCCAGAATAAGCAATAGTGTATTCGTTAGTGGTAAAACAAAGAACAAAGATCGTAAAGAAGAATATGATGAAGTAGCAATCAGCGACGATAAGATTATTGTGGCTACATATGGTGTGGCTGCCGTCGGACTGAATATACCTCGCATCTTCAACTTAGTTATGATAGAACCGGGTAAATCGTTTGTGCGAGTCATTCAATCAATCGGTAGAGGTGTGCGTAAGGCAGAAGATAAAGACTTCGTACAGATTTGGGATATCACCTCCAGCTGTAAATTTTCCAAACGTCACCTCACTAAACGCAAGGAATTCTATAGAGAGGCAAACTATCCTTTCACGCTAGAGAAGATCGTTTATAAGTAGGAGGATTGGCAAGACGCCATCCTTTGACTGACTTACAATAACCGAGCATCAGTGGGTTGGGGAACCGCGACTGGCACCTTTTATTTATTACTTGTTGAATAGTTGCTCGACTTTACTCTTCGCTGATTTCTTCTTTGGTGTTTCGGCGTTCTTGATTGCGTCTTTATAGGGACTCATATTGACAGATTGACTTTCCGCCATTGTTCTTTTTGAATACTCTGACCGAAATTCGTTTTCTGCGGTTTTCATGGCATTTACGATTTCCGAGTTCATATTCATGAATTGTTCAAGGGTAAGTTTCCCGTTCATATTTTCTCCTAGATATATGTTCTTATTTATTATGCCAATCACCAGTTCCATGAAGTATTTGTATAGATTAGGAATTCCATCAATCGTGCCGATATCTCTAGTTGTGCCATTAATGCCATCCTCTCCGTACACAAATTGTCTAACTATACCATTCTTTTCCATACGAACGCCAACTACCGGTATGTTAGTATTGCCGATAATATTTTTATCGTAATAGTTATACATGATTCTATCAACTTCATCGTTCTCGTCAAAACTTCTGGCGATGGTAATGACGCCGTCCTTCGTGCCATTAACCCGAAAAGACTCGCTTCGTTCATCATCCCATCCCTGATAGGCACTCTTATTTTCTAAGATAATTTCGTTGATTCTCATACAAGTATTTATCCAAAAAATATTGACAATGATGACAATATATTATATCATTATAACATGAAAATACTGACATTAGATAACATAGCATACAATCTGGAAACTCTTCCTGAGGAAATCGACGATATGAGATTCGCTATTCTAGACAATAGCAATCCTAATAACGTTGACTATCATTACATACCATTAATCTTTTTAGAAAGCTTTAATAGCAGTGCTTTGGTGGTAAGAATTGACGATCAGATAATCAAAATGCCTCTTGATTGGCAGATCTTGATTGGTGAGCCTGAGTTTGGCGATTTAGAAACGGTTCCCTTAAAGAGCATTACTGATCGTGGATTCAAGGCATTTGAGTTCAATCCCTTATCCGGTTTCAAGCCCAGTTTTCTTGACATTGAGATCGTAGACATTTATCATGACATAACATGGTATGCTCCCAGACTAAAGAACGGACAGTTTCTTAGCATACCAATTGATGATCATGTTAGACCCAGATGTATCTACACAGTTAAAGAGATAAGCAGAAACTGTGAGATTGTAGATTTTGCACAGTGCTTCTAATGAAAAAAACAACCACTAATCAGGATGCGCGTTTAGAGAAACAAGACTTTGACTTGTTTGATGCTTTAGCGGCGCTTGATCGTAAAGACTATAACTACTATAGTAAGTTAAGTGAAGAGCAACAAAAGAAGTTTGTTCCCTATATGATGCTTATGTGGATGAGTGCCGTCAAACAAAACGGAGACATTTCGGCTTATCATGTGTTAAGTACTGAAGAATTTGCCAATCGACATTTGTTTAACGAGCACGTTCAGAATCATCCTGAATTACAATGGCTCATGCTTTGTGTTAGCAGTCCTAAGATGGGACGACAATTTCATGAATGGATTCCTCATCTATCTGAACGTATTAGTAAATATCGTGAGCCAGCAACGATCAAGCAAGTTCAGGATTACTTTGGCAAGGTTTATGTTGGCAGTAAAGCCTCTGACATTAAAGAGTTTAGTAAGATTTATCTTGATGAGCAACACAAGAAGTGTCGTCTTGCCAAAATGAATGACCTATTAAAGTATGAGGATCTTGAAGTTCTAAACTTATTAACAACTCAGGAAGAGATAGCAGAATATGAAAGAGAACTTGGCAGAGACTAATGATTTGACTTGTCAATGGTGTAACAAGACATTTATTAGGCCCAGTTCGTTTCAGACTCATATGTGTGAGAAAAAGAAACGATGGACCAGTCAAAATATGCCTGGAAACAGAATCGGTTTCAATTCATGGGTTAAGTTTTACAACACTGTTCATATAGGATCAAATAGATCGCTTTCCTATATTGATTTTATCAAGAGTCCCTACTATCGTGGGTTTGTTCGATTTGGAGAATACTGTTCTTCCTCTCGTGTGATTAGTATTGTTTCCTATATTGATTATCTACTAAAAAACTCAGTACCACTTGATAAGTGGGCCAGTGATACAGTATATACTAAGTTCTTGATACAGTTCGTGAAACATGAAGATCTCTATGATGCTATTTATAGAACAGCAGAATCTCTAATCGATCTATCAAAGATTGAGAACATTCGTTTAGAGGATGTATTTCTCTATGGACCAAGAGGCAAGATATGTCATATGATTACTCAGGGTCAGATTAGTCCTTGGGTTCTCTATGCCAGCCCACGAGCACAAGAATGGTTGGCCAAACTCAGTGAATCTGAAGTTTCGTTTATCAATGAGTATATTGACCCTGTTTATTGGAATATCAAGATACGTCGTGATCCCGATATGTATCGGTCTGCTGTTATGCTACTTGAACGTTGTGGAATTTGACAAATGTTTAAGAGTGACGTTGATATAGACGTTGGTGATCGAGAGCAGATATTGAAATTGATCGCTCATATTCCTGCCATACAACAAGATAACGTTCGTTCAAGAAAGCATAATACTGGCATTTATGTTACTGACTGTCCCCGAGACTGCTTAACGAACATGGCCAGCATTGATTATCAACAAGCAGAGCAGCGTGGTTATTTCAAATTAGATATATTAAATGTTAAACTCTACGCTCATATTAAAACAGAAGCGGAGTTGATTGATCTAATGAAAGAGCCTGATTGGAGTAATCTTGAAGATCGAGAGTTTGTGAGTAAACTGATTCATCTTGGTCGTCATTATGATACTATTCGACAGATGCCTGAGCCTATTACAAGCATTGCTAGATTGAGTATGATGCTCAGTGTTATTAGACCAGCTAAGCGACATCTAATAGGACTATCATGGGCTGAAGTTGCTAGAACTATCTGGGATCGTCCCAATGATGACAGTTATCATTTTAAGAGAAGTCACGCCATTGCTTATAGTCACTTAGTGATTGTTAATATGAATATGTTAGCTAGAGGGTACGACGAACTAGAGTAATACTTCGTCGCTTAATTCGTTTTTTGTTTATATCGTCTAGACTAACAACAGGTCCATGAAGTACGACTAGTCCACGATTATTAAATGTTTTAAGATAGGGCTTAAATGGTGCCCATTCTGTCTTTAGAAATATGTTTATGGGTATCATTCTATTACTTTCCCACCACCAAGTATCGCCCAAATTCAAGAAGGCTTGTTTCAGTGATTGCTCAGCAATGCTACCATAGTCATAGAATGTTGTAAAGGAATCATCTTTATTCTGAACGATGCCAATATATTCTTGTCCTCCATAGCTACATACTGTGATAAATGGATGATTCTCGGTGAGTTTCTTAAAAAAGTCAGTAGTCATAAATAGTATAAAGGACAAAGTATTGTGCCCGCTCAAAGTCAAGTTTATTTAGTCACTGACCGAAATCAGATTGTTTTATTATATCTAAATTCTACTGACAGTAGTAACAGGAGATATCAAGCCGTGTATAGCAAACCAATTACCATTCATCGTGGTATTACCAACGAGATCGAATTTCATTTTATCAATCAGAATCAAAAGAATGTCAACTTATTCAATCAAAATCTGATGTGGAGATTAATGAATGATCGGGGCGATATACTACTTGCTAGCAAGCTACTAGAGCCAGTATATCCAGCAACAGGGCTTATGAAATTGATACTCACTCCGTCCGAAACTGAATATTTAGATGCTCAGCGAGGCTACTATAGCATTAGTTGGCAGCAGGATTCAGGTGAGAAAGCAGGATACACCTTGAATAATGGACAGGCTCGTGGCGTGGCAGAGATTGTTGATAGCATTTATCCTCGAACAATCAGCGCTCAGGATGTAAAATTGCCAACAAGACCAGCAGTGCCTGTAAAGTTTAAGAGTTCTATTATTGAGTCAACTGGTTCCCCGATAACCACTTTTCAGATTTGGGCCAGCAACTATACAGGAACGATTACTGTTATCTCTAGCGATGTGCCAAGCTTTTCCAGACCAGTTCCAGTTAAAGATAAGAACTATCAATTAACTGATTTTAGTGGATCCATGGCAATAGTAGTTGATGGTCACTATAACTATCTGAGACTAGACTTTGACAATCAGGGCACTCATTCAAATTCGGCTAATATAGGTGACATTACCGAGATTTTGGTAAAGTAATAGATTGACTTTACACTACGAAATGTGATATCATATCTATCTATGATAGATATAATCTCGCTCATTCCAGGCAGAAAACGTAAAACCTCTACTGGTTGGTATTCTTTTAATGCCATATGCTGTCATCATCGTGGTCATAAGCCTGACAAACGTAATCGTGGCGGAGTTATATTTCAGAATGAAACCGATTGGACCTATCATTGTTTTAACTGCCAATTTAAGTGCTCAGTATCTATAGGAAATCAATTTGGATCTCGGGTCAAGCAATTACTATCATGGTGTGGAGTCAGCGATCAAGACATCGATAAGATGAGTTTTGAGAGTTGGAAACATCGAGATATTCTTAAAGACTTAATGACTCAGCGTCGGTCCGCAATCACGGTTTCTTTTAAGACGGTTGATCTTCCTGAATCGTGTGAGCCATTTGACTTTACTAATCCCAATCATAAACGAGATAAAGAATATTTGGAACGACGTGGAATAGACTATCATAGTAATAAGTTTTATGTATTCACGAAAGACTATACAAATCGCCCAGGTATTATCATACCCTATTACTATCGTCAAGAAATAGTTGGTTATACTATTAGACATTACGATGATAGAACACCTAAGTATATTTCCAATCAGCAACGAGGATTTGTGTTTAATCTTGATCGACAACATCCAGAAAATCAGATTTTGATTCTTGTAGAAGGTCAGATTGATGCCATGAGTATTAATGGATGTGCTTATCTTGGTAGCACAATCAATGATGAACAAGCAAGATTAATATCGTCTTTAAATAAAGAAGTGATTGTTGTCCCTGATCATGATCGAGCGGGACTAGAAATTGGTACTAGAGCTTTAGAATTAGGATACAAAATAAGTATTCCTGATTGGGCTGATGATGTAAAAGATGTCAATGACGCTGTATTAAAATATGGACGATTACCAACTCTATTAAGTATTTTACAAAATAGAACAACGAATGAAATAAAGTTAAGAATGGCCCGAGGAAAATTTAAATGAGTTCAGCAAGTATTGAAATGCAAACAGCATTAGTTAGAATGATGATCACTGATCCTCATCTTTATCCTAGAGTTAGTAACATCTTAGATGCCAAAAACTTTCACAAGAACTTACAGCCAGTGGTCACAATGATTAAAGATCATGCTGAAAAGTATAATGTTATGCCAGATAGTGTTCAGATTTTGGCGACAACTGGTCAGACTATTGATCCTATCGAGGGTCTACGAGAGTCAGATTCTATATGGTTCTTGGATGAGTTTGAGCGTTTTACTAAAAGACAGGAGCTTGAAAGAGCGATTCTTAAAGCTGCCGACTTATTAGAAAAAGGAAACTATGACCCAGTTGAAAAGCTAATCAAGGATGCAGTTCAGATTAGTTTACAAAAAGACTTGGGCACTGAATACTTTGCTAATCCTCGTGCTCGACTAGAAGCTATCAAGAATAGTAACGGACAGATTAGCACTGGTTGGCCGTCAGTTGATAATAAGTTATATGGTGGGTTTAATCGTGGAGAGTTACAGATTTTTGCTGGTGGATCAGGATCAGGAAAGTCGCTATTCATGCAAAATCTATCTGTAAATTGGGCTCAGGCTAATCTAAATGGCGTATATATTACCTTAGAACTCAGTGAGGAACTTTGTAGTTGGCGTATAGACAGTATGATGTCGGGAGTATCCATGAAAAATACTTTTAAGGATCTTGATGATGTAGATCTAAAGGTAAGAATGATCGGCAAACGAAGTGGAGCATTTTGGGTCAAGTATTTGCCTGCTCAGAGTACTGTTAATGATATTCGTGCCTATATCAAAAATCTCCAGATAGAATCAGGAAAGAAGATTGACTTTTTGTGTATTGACTATCTTGACTTGTTAATGCCTGTGAGTGCCAAAGTAAGTCCAAGCGATCTCTTTATCAAAGACAAGTATGTTAGTGAAGAGATCAGAAATCTTGCTAAAGAACTCAAAGTTCTTTTGGTCACTGCTAGTCAGTTAAATCGTAACGCCGTTGAAGAAGTTGAGTTTGATCACAGTCATATCTCTGGTGGTATCAGTAAAATCAATACTGCTGATAACGTATTTGGTATATTTACTAGTCGTGCTATGAGAGAGCGTGGTCAGTATCAGATTCAGTTTTTGAAAACTCGTAATAGCAGCGGAGTTGGTCAAAAGATTGATCTGAGTTTTGATCGTGAAACTTTAAGAATCTTTGATAATGGCGATGATCACGATAATAACTCTGCCGCTGAAACTTCTGGTAGTTCAATTCTAGACAAGATTAGAACAAAGAGCACAGTTACAACACCATCAATTGAAATACGATCAACTGAAAGCTCTGAGCAAACACCTAAAATTGCTGCTAATATTCAAAGTAATGCTCTTAAATCAATGATTGCCAGCATAAAGAAGCAATAGCAGATAAATACTATATCATGGAACGAAAAACTAGAAGTTTATTAGAAGAACTTGAGGCTCTTGGCGACAAGAGAGATCTCAAGCATGTTTTAGAAAATCGCGCTAATAATGTGATTTCTAGTGCTATCAATCTTATTGAACTTATCAATAAGAATTTTGATAGTGAACGAGCGGCCGTTCTTGAGCGTAAGCTTCTTATGGCAATCAAGCACAAAGATAATACAAGATTTAATAAGAGTCTGAAACGGAATAACGATGAAAGCTAAAGAAATTATCAAGGAATATGCTCCATCAATGACCACTCCTGATTTTAAGAGTGCCACTACTCGTTGGTTGGCTAATAAGATGGCTGGAGTTCCCGCCGATACCAAAACCACCACTTCTGAATTCAATCAGATTATTCAAGCAAATGATCAGCAACAGAGTTCTTTTGTCAAACAATACGATTCTCGTCATCTAGAAAGATTTGCCACGAATATGCTTAAGCATATTAGATCAAATCCTCATCTATTTCAAAAGATTATATCTGCTGCTTCTAAATAGTAGAATAGATTTTTTGGAAGGAATGATAAATAAGTATAGAGCTTTAAGCTCACAACTTAAGGAGATTTAAAATGGCAGGTTTTACAAGAAGCAATGGTGATTTACGACCAGTAGCAGTAATGGACGCAGGCGTTACATCAGGTGGCGCAGGTTTTAACAATGGTGCAGACACAGTGGTTGATGGTGCTACTGTTCAGCCACAGGGCCCAGCACTAGCATTTTTCACATATAGCGCTCCAGGCGAACTAAACGCTGCTGGCGCAGTTAAGGCAATGCAAACAATCGCTCAGCTCGCTACAGTTCATATCTATAAAGTAGATATCACAAATGCAGCTATGGCAGTTGCTATCTACCCAGTAGGAGCATGGACAACAGCAACACTCAAGACAGCTCTTGATGCTGCTACAGGCTATACATCAGCATCAACAAGTGTTGACGCCGAAGCAATGTTCTAAACTTAAAGTTTAGTTCTTGATGTAAGCATGGCCCTAGATTTATTCTAGGGCTTTTTCTTTTCTAGTAAATACTCTTACTATGAGAATACGATGTATAACGCTATGGGATATTACACGAACAAATATAAATGCTCGTCGTCATCACATCGTTGATGACTCTGATCTCATGAAAAAAGCACGACAGCATTCAAACTATGAAACGATTATTCAGTGTATAGGTATAAGAGCACAACCTGAAAACATTACTGAGCCTGTTCAAATTCAATTATCTAATCATACAGCATGGTCTTTTAATTTCACCGTTGATCGAGGTGATGTCTATAGCAATGGATCTAATCAATTGTCAGCGTTATTAGAGGATTGTAATAATGTACCCATGATTTCGGGACTCGATGAAACTGCCACGCTGTCAAATGTATTGGATAGTGGTTCAGAGGGCAATATTTTCTTTGAGATAGTTGATGAATAAGCAAGAAAAAATAGAACAGTTTGTGCTAAAGCGACTAGATGAGATTGCTAGAACTCTTATTATTGAATACGATACCAATAGATATAGATTGTTTGATAGATACACTATTGTCAAAAATTCAGATAACACTGCCAGAGTTTATTACAATAACGATAAAGAGATACTATTCAGAGATCTCAAGATAGCAGTTAGTTGGGTGATCTTTCACAATAAGACAAAGATGCAAGAAGCAGAGCGTATTGCTCAGATTGATTCATTCTTAGTCAGCATTCAGTTCATGAAGAATTTGTATAAACGTAGAAAACGTTCTAAGAAGTTAGAAGATTATCTGCTATTTGACACCAAGCTTCAGAGAGTGTCCGATCAAGAAACTAAGTTTCTACTTGAAATGACTAAATACATAAACATGGCATATACAAGCCAAATCAGAGGATTTGAAAATGAAACTAAACGATCTCAGAGAAAGTAAAGTAAAAAAGACAGCAACTCGTGCTTTAAAAGAGAATTTCAATTACGATCTTAAATTAGATCGTTTAAATTTTGGCACCACTCGTCAAATGCTATCACAAGTTCGTGGTTTGCTAAAAGAGTATCGTCAATCAAGCAATACATTTCATTCTAGTCATCGTAGTCCTGGCTATCTCAAGTTAGTTATGATGGAACAGGCTCTAAGCGATCATTATCGTGATCTATATGTAGAGCGACAGGTTGTTCTAGAAAATGAAGAGGTAGAGAAGTCACAGGTTATTCTTGCTGCTCAAGATATGGTTGACACCGTACAAAAGATGATTGAGCAGGTTAGTAAAATGAATGCCGAAGAACTTCCAGCAGTTGTTACTGGTGTTGAGAATGAGATCGGTGCTAATGAAGGTGAGCAGTTTATGAGTTCATCAAGTGCTGCTCTTACAGAGCTATTAGCGAATTTAGCTAAAGCCAAGGGTGCTTTATCACAGGCATTAAGTATTGTTACTGGTCAAGGCGGCGGAGCATCAGCAGACATGGGAGCAGAAGCTCCTGAAACAGACATGGGCATAGAATCTCCTCCAGAAGCAGACCTGGGCATAGAATCTCCTCCAGAAGCAGACCTGGGAGCAGAAGAACCTGAAGAAGAACCCGAAGAAATGGGTGGAGCAGGAAGAGAGTTACGATAATGTTTCTAAGAGAGTTCACTGATAATTCTTTGGCAGTACGACTAAGCAGTGTAGTCAGACAACTCAAAGCTCGTCGTGATGACACTGCTGCCAAAGAGCCAATGAGTGTTAGAAGTTTCATTAATCATCTTAGAGATAACGATCTTTATGTTACAAAAGAAGATCTGATTGACATGATTAAAAACCCTCCTCTAAAGAATATCATTCATAACATTAAAGGTGACACGGTTCTATTCAAGGGCGATTCAAGCACTGATGCTGATCAGCCCTCTGATGATACTGAGGATACGCTTGACACAATGAGTCGTCGTGCTGCTGGATTATGATTACACTGACTGAGCAAGCAGCATTAAAGATAACTGAGTTACTTCACAAACGAGGACGAGGTCTAGGCATAAACGTAGGTGTCAAGACTACAGGCTGTAGTGGTCTTGCTTATGTTTTAGAATTCATGGATCGTTTTGATACTGGTTATCGTATTCATGAGAGCAATGGTATTAAAGTATTTTGTGATATCAAGAACGAATGCTATCTTCAAGGTTTAGTTATTGATTGGGAACGTCAAGAAATCAACGAAGGATTCAAGTTTGTAAATCCCAACGAACGTGATCGTTGTGGGTGTGGGAAATCTTTCACGATCTAGTTATCCAAATTATTTGATTTTTCATAATATTCTGTATATAATATAGTTATGTACATTCCTAAATTCAACTATCAACCTATATCAAGACAAACTGTAGAGGGTCGTCGTCTTTATGCCACCCCTGACGGTAGAAAGATCCCATCAGTCACCACTATTTTAGACAAGACCAAGCCACATGAAAAGATTAAGGCGTTAAACGAATGGAGAAAGCGAGTAGGTTACGAACGGGCACAGCAGATAACCACTGAAAGTGCTAATCGTGGAACAGGCATGCACTCTTATCTTGAGCGTTGTATTCGTGATGGTCAAATGCCCGATCTACCAGGGAATAAATTTAATCATAACAGTTGGCATATGGCTCAGACGATTAAAAATCAAGGGTTGATTAACTGTCAAGAGTTTTGGGGTATAGAAGTACCGCTATACTATCCTGAAATCTATGCTGGAACATCTGATTGTGTTGGAGTTCATAATGATCAAGAAAGCATTATCGACTTTAAGCAAACCAACAAACCAAAGAAAAAAGAATGGATCGACGACTATTTCCTTCAGTTATGTGCTTACGCGGTGGCTCATAATAAACTTCATAACACCGATATAAATCGTGGCGTTATTATGATGTGTATTGCTCCCTTAGAGAATAACGTACCGGTATATCAAGAGTTTATCTTAGAGGGTCAAGATTGGAAACATTATGAAAATCTTTGGTGGGATCGAGTAGAGGAATACTACACAAAGTTTCAGTAGTACAAGTGATAAATAGTGTATTACATGTGAAAATACACTATGGCCATCGTACAAATCTCAAGAATTCAGATTAGAAGCGGCAATCTAGCAGATCTGCCACAATTAGCTCCCGGCGAATTAGGATGGGCTGATGATCATCGTCGATTGTTTATTGGCAATGATTCAAACAGACCCGATGATCCTGCTATCAATAACACTGAGATACTGACAAAATATAGTCCCATTGAAGTATCAGGTAATCTTGTAATTGCTGATGTATCTAATTTACAGATCGGTCCTATTGATGCTTCGTTAAACGGTTGGTTTTTACAGTCTAATGGTAACGGTGGTGTCACTTGGGCGAATATTCAAGGGTTAGTACTTGATCCCTCTGCAACTGTTCAGGGATCATCAGGACAAGTTCAATTTAATAATGGAAGTGGGTTGGGAGCAAGTCCCAATCTATCATGGAATAACACTACATCTACTCTGAGTGTTTATAACACTGAGATTGTTGGTAATGCTAATGTTGATGGGAATCTCAGAGCGAGCACGGCTAATATAACGATTGCTCTTAGTGCTAGCAGTGCTGTTTTTAGTAATGTTGTAGAAGTTAAAATGGATAATCCCGCTGATGATGCTGTTATCATCACAAGCAAGTTATCGGGCAACGGGGCAGCACAAACTGATTATCCAACAACGATTTATGCTAATGGTACTGTTAATGCTAACACTGTGTTATCAAATACCACAACAAGCGAGTATATCTTTTCGAATCAAGTAGCGTATGTTACCGTGTTAGAAGTTAGTGCTAATACAGGTAGCACTAATATTGATGAGCGAGAGATTACAAACGATGTTCTATTCAGAATAGGGAATGTCACTGAGCCCACGCTTCAAGCAACTGGTGATTCACTGACGTTTTATGATACAGCAAATGCTCTGAGTCTTGAAATATCAAGAACTGGCAGCATAACCGGCACAAATACTAGTACAGTGTTTGATTATGCTGGTAACATTCAAGCAAATAATCTCTCCATTGCTAATGCAGCAAGCATAGGTGATAGTATTACTATTGCCAACAGTGCTAGTATTTCAAATAATTTAACGGTAACTAATCTTGTCACTGCTCTGAGCAATGTTGATATTCAAGACAGTGTTACTATTGCTAACGATGCTCAAGTTGGTAATTCGCTTACAAGTAATACCCTTGTTGTCAATCAACTTATAACTACAACTGATCTTGAAATTACAGGCAACATTGATGGAGCGTTGTTACCGCTACAACATAATGCTCAGAGTATAGGATCTGCAACACAGAGTTGGTCAGATTTATATATTAACAATAACGTTTATTTTAACGAATATACATTCTCATCTGATAATACAAATCTTGTTATTACTCGTGGCGTTGATCCCGCTAACGTAATCATAGGTGATCTTGTTGCTAATACAACATCATTGGGCACAACAGCAATTACTGATGATTTAACTGTTGCTAAAAATGTAACCATAGCAAATAATTTAACGGTAGATAATACAGTTACTGTTAGCAATAATCTTGTTGTTACAAATGATGTTACTGCTGCTTATTTTATCGGAGATGGCAGTAATTTATCAATGATCACGGCTGCTAATGTTGTGGGTACAGTTGATCGTGCTGACTTGGCTGACTATGCTGGAAATATAACTATCGGTGCTCAGCCGAATATCACTTCAGTTGGTACTTTGACTGGGCTTGATGTTGCAGGAGACATGACGTTATCGGGAACATTAACAGGAGTCAGTGATATTGTCGCTGATCAAGTTACTATTCAAACAGATTTAGCAGTACAAAACTCGGTCACTGTTACAAATGATGTTACTGCTGCTTATTTTAGTGGAGACGGCAGTAACTTATCAAGCATTACGGCTGCTAATGTTGTGGGCATAGTTACTGCTGCATCAGTGGCTAACACTGTTAATGATAGCAGTCAGCCTAATATTACTAGCGTAGGACGCTTAACAAGTCTAGAAATTGGCACAACAACTGCTAATCTTACAATTGATGGTGACGGCGTACTTATAGCAAACAAGATAACTGCTGACTTGATTACTGGTACGTTGACTACTAATAATCAGCCCAATATTACTCAAGTTGGACAACTTCTAGATCTGAGTGTTGGATATACTGATGCAAATACTGGAACAATTTATGCTGTAACTTTTGATGATGGTGGCATAGTAACAACTCATGATACTCTGATTGCTGGCAATTTAACAGTTCAGGGTCTAGGGGGTATTGAGGGACAGATTGGCGCTAACTCTAACTCACAGCCCAACATTCATGAGATTGGCAGATTATCTACGCTTGAAGTAGGATATACAGCAGCAAACGGCACGCTTTATCTTACTGCTATTTCAAGTGGTAACATTGATACAACTGATTCAGTAACAGCAGCAAACGTGATAGCAAATTCAGTTAGTGCTAACTCAGTTACCGTTAATACTGACTTAACAGTTACTGCCAATGCTTATGTTGGCGAACAGATATTCGCTAATGTTATTAGTGCTAATGTACTATGGGGCACACTTGCTCAAGCATCACAGCCCAACATCACAGAAACTGGCAATCTAGATTCACTGAATGTTACAGGTAATTTACTAGCTAACGATATTGTTTCTAATTCTAATGTTACTGCTCAGTTATTCACGGGCACTCTAACAACTGCATCACAGCCTAATATTACTGAAATCGGAACATTAACTTCATTAACAGTCGCCACTGATATTACTGCTCAAGATATCACTATTGCTAATACTGTTAGTGCTAGTAATTTAGTAGGAACGCTGAGAACTAGTAATCAATCTAGCATAACTAGAGTTGGTAATCTTATTGGTTTAACACTTGTTGGTACGCTAAATCTTAATAACAATCACGTTACTAACGTAGATACTATAACTGCTCAGTATTTTGGGGGCGATGGCAGTAACTTATCAAACATAGTCTCTGCTAATATTGTGGGCACGGTTGCTCGTGCTAACTTGGCTGACTATGCTGGAAATATAACTATCAGTGCTCAGCCTAATATTACATCAGTTGGCAATCTTACTCATGCTAATGTCTTTGGTAATCTGCTAATCAAAACTAGTGCTAGCGGAACTGATTCTGTTCAGATTAGTAATGGAGCAATCAGTTTAACGAACGATATTACAGGCAACGGAGCTAATTTTACAGAAGATGTTCGTGCTAATCGTTTTTATGGAAATGGCAGAACATTATCAAGTTTAAGTGCTGGTAATATTGATATTGGAACGCTTGATCGTCAGCGTTTAACAGGTGAGTACGATATTGATATATCAGGTACTAGTAATTTTGCTCGTCAAGTAACAGAAAGCAATCAGTCTAACATTACAACGGTCGGAACTCTAACATCACTAACAGTAGCGGGCACAACTAACAGTGGTTTATTCTCGGGCGATGGTGGATCATTATCAAATATTAGAGCGGCTAATATTGTGGGTATAGTTGATCATGCTAACTTCGCTGATAATGCTAACTTGGCTAATAGAGTTACGCTAAGCTATCAACCTAATATTACTCGTCTTGGCACACTAGTTGAACTTAATGTTCTAGGCAATACACTAACAGATTATATCACAGTTAATAATGATGTTATCACCAATGTCGTTGCTGCTAATTACGTTGATGGCTTGATTAGAACTTCAAATCAAACTGAGATAACTCAGTTGGGTAATCTTGTTGTTCTGGATGTTACAGGAACAGTAACAGCGAACGTTGTAATCAGTAACTTGTTTATTGGCAACGCTGAGCAACTGTATAGTATTCCCGGCGCTAATATTACGGGCGCTGTGCCTTTAAGTAATCTTGCTGAGTATGTTACAGAAAGTAATCAAGCCAACATTAGAAATCTAGGAGTGCTAGATCAAGTTCGTTCTAACGGAAATATCACTACATATAATGGTATCTATAACGGAGATGCTGGCGGTCTGTCTAATATTAGAGCAGCAAACATTGTAGGAGTCATGAACAACGCCAGTGTTATGAATGCTGAACAAAGTAATAGAGCAAACATAGCACTTCAAGTCGCTGGAGCAAATGTAGTAGGAACAGTCAGTGAAGCAATAACGAGCAGATGGGTCAGTGAAAATGCTCAGCCTAATATCACTGTTCTTGGAACATTACAGGAACTAGATATCTCTGGCAGTCTTGTTGGAAACACTGCTAATTTTGAACACGTTATTTCTAATACACTTTATGCTAGACTAACTCGTCCTGATCAGCCTGAGATTACAAGCGTGGGTACGTTAGATAACTTAACAGTTAGTGGCACAGTACTTGCTAGCACGTTTTCTGGAAATGGTTCAGGACTCACAGGCATATTGGGCACTGCTGTTATAGGAACTGTAGAAAATGCCACTTACTCTGAAGTAGCCAACATTGCTGTTGAAGTTAGTAACGGATTTCAGCCCAATATTACTACTGTTGGTAATCTTTACTATCTTCATGTTACTGGTAACTTAGAAGCAAATACTCTAAGCGGTAACGGAGCTGGGTTAAGAAACATAACTGGAGCAAATATTACAGGTATAGTAGCAAATGCTAACTATAGTGCTTATGCTGGAACAGTATTTGCTAATGGTGTTATAGGTAATATACCACTAAGTCTTTCTGCTTATACGGTTATCAGTTCAGATCAACCAAATATTACATCAGTTGGTAATTTAATATCGTTGGCAGTTGATGGAGAAATCACTGCTAACACTATTAACGCTGTTATAACTCATGCTATTCAGCCAAACATTACTAGACTGGGTAATCTATCTCAGCTTAAAGTCATTGGAGAAGCTAATCTTGGTGACATTGATAATATCAAGATCAGTGGAGGTAATCCTAATAACATTATTACAACTGATGGGTTTGGCAATCTAAGTTGGACCAGTGCTGGTAGTGGTACAGTAACTAGAGTGAATTTGATCGCTGGAAACGGAATATCAATTTCTGGCAGCCCAATCGTAACAAATGGTAATATCACTGTTACTAATTCTGGTGTTACCCATATTGAAGCTGGATCAGGAATAACAATCAATCAAAGCACAGGCAATGTTGTTATTTCTGCTGATGCTATCTATACTCCACCAGCTGGATCAAGTGGTGCTGTTCAGTATCATGACGTAGCTAATTATGAGTTTTCTGGTGATCCATTGTTTACCTATGATCCCAGCGCTAAGATGCTAACTGTTCCAAATATTAGCACTACTGGAACCGCTTATTTGTCAAGTGCAGTGATAGGTACAGGAATTATAGCCAGTGGTGCTGATACTATAACAATCTTAGACGATGCCCCACTTGGACTACAAGCGCTTGATATCAGTCAGACTAATCAATGGATCTTTTTACAAGAAACCACTACTGATTTCATTATAAAATTTGTTAATATTCTTGGAGTAGCAACCACTGGGCGTAGCGTAACTTACACAGTTATCGTCAAGAATAATTCGTTTAATGGTTATATCTGTACGGGAATCATGATGGATAATACTAGTATTCCAACCATTAATTGGCTACAAGGAACACCCTATCCTGTAACCAATGGCTATGATATCTATACGTTTACAGTTATTAAAACTGCTAATGGATATATAGCATTTGGTCAAAGAGCTTCTACTCAATAATGGCAACACGTTTAAATAGTCATGGCCTAGATAATATCTATCCACTAGAACGAGGTCCAAATAGAACACTGTTTACCTGGGATAGATCATTTCTGCTTAATGATATTGTTGCCACTGATAGTATTATCGTTGCTACCGGAGGAGAACAAAGTTCTCTTAATGCAAGTCTGATTTCTGGCGTTATTATTACAAGCAGAAACGGTCATTCATGGAAAAAGCATCTCATACCACAATCATATTATGGAGCCGGAAGTTCAGGAATAGCAACTGATGGTCAGGGAAATTGGGTAGTTGTAGCATGGGATGGATATTTGGGTCCCACATCAACTGGCATATATTATAGCAAAGATAATGCCGTAACCTGGAGAGCGGCTCAGACCGATGTTCCTCAGAATCGAGTGTTTCGAGGCGTGGTCTACGATTCTGTATTTGATAAATATATCGCCTATGGTAGTAGTGGAATCATGTATGTCAGTGATCGAGTTGATACTTGGAAAACAGCAACACGAGTGGCAATGCCAACAACAATGATTGTGAGTCCAGGTGTTACATGGAAAGGGCTCGCTGTTGGAGCAGTGCCTTTATCATTACAACGAATAGCAATGGTGGTTGGTGTAGACGTGAATGGAGCAACAACGGGAACAGTAGGTGGCGGTATTGTTATGAAGTCAACCGATTTGATAAATTGGACTGAAGTAACTATTCCCTCGATTACTATTAATGGCATATTATATTCTAGTGATAACATTGGATGGTCTACTATCGCTCATAATGGTATGTTCTTTCATGGTCGTAGTCCCACTAATCAGGGATTTGTCACACAAAATACAAACTCTATTTCCTATCTTCCAGCAATGTCAACTGCTGATTCTTCTCCAATTAACAGAGTGTATTGGGACTCAGCCAATCATAAATGGTTATCAGTTGGAAATTATCAGAATGTTCAAGTTAACCCTAATAATAACCCGGGCACAGGAACATGGCAAACAGTTGACGGATATCGTGAATTAACTAAATGGGAACTAAATCTTTACGGATCAACATATTTTAAGAGTAGCAATTACTCTTGTGGATCAATCAAGATTGGTGATAAAACTCGTGGTGCCATTTTAGTATGGAAATGACTAAATACAATGAACTAATAAGAAACTATGGCCATAACTACTAAGTCAGAAACAGTTTTAGAAACTGCCGGAATAACATCAGGCGATGTTGCTTCTCGTCTTGAGGGTAACATTGGGAACAATCTTGTAATCTTAAACACTGATAAAGACATTAGCATTAGCTCTTATCAGCAAACAACAGAGCAACGATATTATATTACAGAAGTTAGTAGCAAGTCCAGTGGTGTTATTGATGGAGAACTACAGTTTAAGAGCGGTGATTTAAACGGAGCCGACAGTCGTCTTCGTTGGGACAAGGACACTGGTACATTCATCATTGATGGCACGATATGGGCAGAAAATCTTAATGTTACAAACTTCAATCTTGCTAACTTTAGCCCAAATAGCATATCATTAGATATTGGTAGTTTTTATCTACAGGGCGGGAATGCTGGTGAATATCTAAGAACAGATGGCAGCGGACATTTAAGTTGGCAACCATTGGTTCTTGCTCCGGCTGGTGCTAACTATGATATTCAGTTTAACTATGACGGTCGTTTATCCAGCGATTCTGGTGTTTTCGTCTATGATCCTGTTATTGGACGAATGAGCGTACCTAACATTGCTATCAGCGGAACAGTACTTGGCAATCTTAGACCCGAAAGTTGCAATACATTTAATCTAGGTTCAGCAGGTCGTCGTTGGAATACGTTATGGACTGGTAACTATATTCATATGGGTGCTAGTAATATTGAGGTAAAGAGTACTACTGGCAACAAGACCAATGATGATGTTCATTTTCTTATCAATGACGCTGAGGTATTTCACTTAGTATCAGGTCCCAACAGTGCTATTTACGAGTATCCCGAGTTTAACAGCACCATTTATCTAAAAGATGAAAGTGATCCATCACTTTCATTGCCCGTCACAGTTAATAATCAGAATACTTATATCACCAATGCTTATCTATCAACTCAGGCGTATGCTGATGAGATAATGATTGAGAATGTATTCATTAATGCTAACACTATTACAACTCGTGCTGGAGAAGCAAATCTAACATTAACTGTTAGTGAAAACGGCACGATCAGAATGGGTAGCAACATTGCTTTGTTTAACCCTGATTCCCCTAATACTAAGTACAGTGTTAATTTAGTCAATTCTTTTAATACTGATCTTGGCACGGTTTCTAATTTGCACATTAGCGGAGGTGGTAATAGACAAGTTCTTAAAACTGATGGCGCAGGTAACTTGTATTGGGCAAACACAGCAGCAGGAGCAAACACTCATATTCAGTTTAGTGAACAGGGCAATCTACAAGGAAGCCCAGCACTAACATTTGATTATGTCAATAATGTAGTGACATTGACTGGTGATTTTGTTACAGAAACAGCAATCGGCGATGTAATTACAAGCAATAACTTTCAGTTGGGTAACAGTACTCAGATTCTAAGCAGAAGCCAATGGCTTGATGCTACGACCATAAGTTCAGCAGCAAATCAAGTTCTTTATGAAATCGATTCGTCATTAGTAACCAGTGTTGATTTTCATGTCACGGCAACAGAAGGAACAAATGCCAGACAGATAAGCAAGTTACTTGCTATCAACTTTGATACTCAAACTAACTATCAAGAATATGGAGAGACTCATGTTGGATACAAGATTGGTGAATTAAGCATTGATCAAAGTGCTGGCAATGTTAGATTGTTAGTCAGCCCAAACGTAAGTTATTTAGTTAGATACAATCTTATAATGACGATATACTATTAGGAGAAATAAGAAATGGCACTTAAGGCATTTAATGTCACCGGCGGTTTATCAGTAGCAGATATTACAGCGAATGTAATTGAATCTAATGCTGATATTACCGTTCAACAGATTACCGCTAATGGTAATGTACTGTTTACTGGGGCGAACATCACACTAGGAACTGCTGGTGATACTTCGAACGCAGCAAATAATCCCAATGCTACCGTTAGAATGCTTGGAGGCAATGCTGGTAGTTATCTTACAACAGATGGTAACGGCTACGTTTATTGGGCGCTTGCTGCAACTGATAGAATTAGCAACGGAGCAAGTCAGGTTGCTATACCAGTTGCAGATGGTAACATCAATTTTATTGCTAATGGTAATACGATTGCCAATGTTACTCAAGTTGGTCTAAATGTAATCAGAACGCTTGCTGTTACTAGCAATGCTAATTTTGCAGTTTTTGGTGGTCATGTTCTTCTTGCTAATGCCAATACTATTGATCTAGGTAATATCAATCATGTTTATGCTAATGGAGTAACACCAGCAAACGCTAATGCTAGTGCCGGCATGGCGATTACTCGTGTAGGCTCTAATGGTGCTACTGCATGGGCTTTCCCAAAGATCATCACAGAGGATGGCGAAGCTGTCAATAGTCAGAGTTATGTTAATTTCGCTAATGGTAATATAGTTTTTGCATATGCTGCTAATACTGCTGCTGAAATAAGCAACAACCAAGTTCATATTTTCACGGAAGCAACCATCGACGGAAACTTATTTGTTGAGGGTAGTAACTTATTTGTTGGTAATGGTAATGTTAATGCTAACGGTTATGTTAGTGGCGATATCTTACTTGGCAAGACAGTTGGTAATTTAAGCAACGCTGAACGAATTGTATTTGATGCTGGTAACATGAAGTTTGAAATGGCAAATGCTGTTGTTGCTTACTTTGATACAGCAAACTTTCATGTTGTTGGTAACGCTATCATTGATGATCTGGCAATTGCTGCAGCATTTCAGGGTGCTAATATTCACAATGGCACAACTGAAATCGCTCTTGCTGATAGTGCTAATATCACCATCACGGTTAATAGTAATGTCATAGCAACTGCTAACACTACTACATTAACGGTTGGATCAAGCGCCAATACCAAAGAGTTAATAGTTCATGGTAACTTTACTGTTAGTGATCCCAACGGAATTGTTAATCTCAGTAATACAGCAAATATATCTCTTGGTAATGTAGCCAATCTTCACATTGCCGGTGGTTCTAACGGACAGGTACTGGCTTCTAATGGTAACGGAAATGTCTATTGGCGTACTATTGTTAGCAGTGCATTGATCAATGCTTCAAGTGATGTTAGTGTATATGAAGATGCCAATGTTGAATTTACCATCAACGGTAATGCTAATGTATTCACGATAAGTGAAGCATTATTAACCACTAGTGCTAATTTGTTTGTTACTGGTTGGGCAAACGCTAACTTATTGGAAGTCAGAACAAATGCCGCTATAGCGGGATTGACCACTACAGGTAACTTACACAGTTTAGATATTGTACAAGCTGATGGCAATATTGATGGTCTATCAGAACTTAATCTAGTGGGCAATGCTAATATTCAATCTAACGCCAATGTAGATATGAATATATTTGCTAATGGCAATATTACTGCTAACGGTAACTTCTTACAGGGCACTACTGCGGTATTTACCCCTCTTATCAAGGGTCTAGCTACCTCGGCTGAAGGCGATGACAACAATACATCAATCGCTCTTAATAATTCTAATATTCTTATTGGTGTTAATAACCAAGGGTCTATTATTAACATTTTCAGTAACGGAACACATGCTACAACCACAGTTTCTGATGATTTAGTTGTCGGTGGTAACCTAGCAGTTAATGGTAACATCACCTATATTAACGTAGAAACTATCGCTCTTGAAGATCCCTTGATTATAGTTGGTGGTGGAGCAAACGGAGCAAATCTTACTTCAGTTGATATCAGAGATCGCGGACATATATTTCATACATGGGACCCTAACGCTGCTACTGATGTCTTTAAGTTTGCTGGTTGGGATACAAGTGCTGAAGAATTTAAGTTTGGTAACAACGTAACTGAAAGTAACAACATTGTTACCTTTACTGAATTAGCTAATGTTCGTGCTGCATGGTTTCATGGTAATGTAAGCGGTCCTCTTGCTAATGGTACCAGCAATGTTGCTATCCCTGTTGCTAATGGTAATGTAGTTTTTGGAATCAACAGCGTACCAAATGTATTCACAGTAAATGAAACTAACAGCGTAATGCTTAGCGATTTCTATGCTAACGCTAACGTAAATGCTGGAAACGTAACAGTTCGTGGTGTAATCAATCTTGGCGTATCAAAGATTGGATGGGGCAATGTCATTACAACATCAACTGCTGTTCAAAACGTTGCGGTTATTGCTGCTAATACCGGTGAGGCTATTGAGTTATTTGTATCTAGTAGAACTGTAACTGGACGTTATAGCACAAGTACGCTGCTTGGTATCAATGATGGTACTTCTGCTGATTATGCTACCTATGGTACTGTAACTATGGGGGCTGGAACAACTGGTGCCTTAGATCTTGTTTATGATACGGGGAATTATACACTGCAAGTAACTCCACAATCAAGCACAAGTACTACTTGGGAAGTTCAATGGCGACTAGTATAAGATGAGATAAATATTAGCGTTAGATAGTCTAACGCTAATCCCTAGGGGATAGTGAACCGGGAGACATAATGGGACAGAAAAACTTTGTAGTAAAGAATGGTGTTACCACTGGTAATATCACATTAGACGGTGTAAACAGTTACGTTACAATCACCGACAGCTCAACCAATGTGTGGGCAAATTTATCAATCGATGGTCAAAATGCCAATATACGAGTAAGCAATGCTACTGCTGGGTTTAACTATCAGTTTGACAATCAAGGAAACACAAACTTTAATATTACCGGCACTCATTACGGTAATAGTGCCACGCTAGTATATAACGCTGAAACTACCACGCTTGTTAAAGGTGAAGTTGTAAAGATTTCAGGGGCACAGGGAAATAAAGTCAGTGTTATTCGAGCTAACGCGGCTACTGAGGCTGCTAGTAGTCAAACTATCGGTGTTATCATGAGCAATATTGCTAGCTTTGGCGATGGATACATGATTACAGATGGTGCTCTAGAGCAACTCAACACCTCGGCTTATACTGAAGGCGCAACGATTTATCTGTCTGATGTAGCGGGACAGTTTACTACAACAAAACCTCAAGCTCCTAATAATTTAGTTGTCATTGGTTGGGTTAAAAGATCTCATGCCACAGTAGGTAGCATTTATATTAAAGTAGATAATGGATGGGAAATTGACGAACTACATGATGTTAAGATAACTTCTGTCGCCAATGGACAAATTCTTTCTTATGATAGTGCTAATAGTGTTTGGGTTAATGTTCCTTCAGTAGCAGGTACTAACACTCAGGTGCAGTTTAATGATGCTGGTAATGTTGCAGGCAATGCCAATCTTACGTTTAATAAATCAACAGCAACTCTGACCACTGTAAGTTATGTAGGAACTAACGGTCAACTAAGTGATTTTCTTACCGCTCCCAACATCAACAATGGTACTACAGCGATTCTAATCGACAGTGATGCTAATATTCGTTTAAGAATAGCGAATACAGCAAATGTAGTTCAATTTAGTAATACTCAGGTAAATGCTAGCACACTACAGGTATTAGCCAATAGTGTTACTACACCCAATGTCAATAATGGCAATACAAGAATGCTTATTGACAGTAATGCCAATCTAACATTTACGATTGCTGGTAATGCTAACTTAGTTACAATGACTTCCACTCAGGTTCTTGCTAATACCATGGATGTTGTTTCCAATATTATTGCTGCCAGTCATCAAGGAAACAGTTTAATTGTAGTTCAAAATGCTGGAAATGTAACAATCAACAAGGGACAACCAGTATATGTTAGTGGCAGTGCTGGTGGATCTTCGCTGCAAGTTAAATTAGCAAATAGCGCTTTATCAGATGTTGTCAAGGTCATTGGTGTAGCACAGCAAACGCTTGCTGCTAATGGTTATGGATATGTAGTAACCGAGGGTCTTGTAGCAAACATTGATACCAGTGCTTTTGCTAATGGCGATATGCTTTATGTTTCTAATGTAGCAGGAACATATACTACAGGTGCTACATCAAATCCTGTTAGAGTTGGATGGGTTCAACGAGCCAATGCTACTACTGGTAGCATTTATGTTGGCGTTGATGCTAAATATACCTCAATTCCAGAACTTAGATTATCTTATACTCCAACTACCGATAGTTTAACAGGTGGAAATCTTTATTTTGGTAACACAACTGATATATCAACCTATGCTATCTTCAAGATATTTGCTGATGGTATTTTGATTAGCAATGCTGATTATACTCTTAGCAACTCAACAACTGCACTATTTACAACCACTCAGCCAATATTTGCTAATGAAACATGGACACTATTTTGTAGTTAAGGACTCACATGCCTGATAAATTTAGAATGATAGAATATCGTGGGTGGTTCTTTACTCACACTGACGCTGAAATGCTATCAATGAGAAGCATAATGGGTGCTAACTCGTTGGTATATACACATGATACAGGTAGATTATATCGCTATACGGGTGGAACTTCAAATACCTTGGCTGATTTTACAACTGTTGATGGCGTTCGTCATAATGTAAGATTTTTTCAAACACTAACTGCTTATGAAGTTGGTCGTCATGTAGTTCATAATGGTATTATCTATGAATGTATCACTGCTGTTCCTGACACTAATACCACAACACCTGATCAAGATGTCGCAAGTTGGAGTGCTCCCAGCGGAAACTACACTTTAGGAACCATTAAATCATACGCTCTTGGTGGATTAGGCAAACAGCGACGAGAGATCACATCATCCATTTCCGATACTACTAATTTTATATATCAGGTATATACAGTCTCTGCTAATAGTTCAGCAGCATGGGCAAACAATACTGTTAGTTTTTCGGGTGTTATCTATGGAAATCATATTCATGCTGGTGATAACAACATATATTGGTTTAATAATGGCACAGCGCCAGCAAACACAATCACTGCAAATAATCTCAGCACGCTGAGTAATACTTTGCCTATATGGATGGTTGACTCAGTTCCCAGTGGATTAACTGTGACTCTTAATAAAAAGCAGCGAGTAACGGTTGATATTACCACTGCTCAGTCAGGCTCTCATACTATACCAGCCGGTTCTACTGATATTGAAATGCTGCTTATTGGAGCAGGAGGTGGTGGATCATGGGGCAACTCAAGCGATAATGGTAACGGTCGTGGAGGCGGTGGTGGTGAGGGTGGACAGATAACCTATCAGAATATAGGAACTGCTTGGGCAGGACTAACCGTGAATTATACAGTAGGAGCAGGTGGTAATGGGGCAGTTAGAGCAGGCACAACACAGTCACAAAATGGACAAAACTCCTCGGTCACAGTGAATGGAACAGTGATTACTTCGGTTGGCGGAGATGCTGGTGGCACCACTGCTGGTAGCAACTGGGAAGGAG